CGGTATGATAAGGTCAGAAACTCACACTTTTTTGGCCTTATTCTGGGGGTTTACAGATTGAGTTCACGACTAGACAGCCGCTAATAATATTTTTTCATGTGTGGTTTTGGCGCTAAAATGGTATCATCAGGAGGACTTGTTTACTCCCTAAAAAAGGAATTTAAGATGTCAAAGCCCCCAAGTTGCAATGCACTTAAGTCGCCTAATTGCTATCGTGGCCGCGATCGCTCGAGAGAACTGCGCGAGTGCTTTTGCGGAACCGCTCACCAAGCGATTGGCGAATTAACGCCGGGTTGTGAAATTTTTGGGTTCACCAAGGGTCAGTTTAGTTTGATGGATGTTGTCACTGCTATTCTTGCGCAAATCGGCCCTGCATCCATTGATATTTCAACATGGACCGCCGCCTCCGCCGATATAGAGCATTGCTACCAATTCATAAGCTCCGGAAAAATTAAGAGCGCCCGGTGGGTTGTTGACTCTAGTTTCCCCGCTCGTCAGAAAGAATATTTCGCTGCGCTGGTTAAAAAGTTTGGTGCTGAGTCAATCCGATTGACTCGGACTCACGCTAAATTCGTGCTCATTAGAAATGATAAGTGGAATATTGTTTTGCGGTCATCGATGAATCTGAACAAAAACCCTCGCTTCGAGAACTTTGAGATATCAGACGACGCTGATTTTGCGGATTACTTCGGCATGGTTGTTGATGAAATATTCAAATCCAAAGATGTTGGTGTGCTGCCCAGCAATCATGAAACCGATACTGACTTCAAGCAAATGAGCGTTTTAGGTGAATCTTATCAGGAGAATGGTTTTTCCTTGCACCCAAATAACTTATGAAAAAAAATAAAACTGACAAACAATCATGCGGCGACTTTGGAGGCGAGACAGCTTCCGGATTACCCTGCTCGATCAAAGTCAATCCACCCGGAAGATGTCATCACCATCCAGCAAAAGGCGAGAAACCCTTAAGCGGAGGTCGCCCTACCCACGCGCCCACAAATCTAACCCGCCAATTTGTAGAAACCTGTGCGATGGGCGGCATTCCTCAGGAGAATATTGGCCAGGTGCTCGAAATCAGCGAGCCCACGCTCCGAAAGCATTATCGCCCGGAACTTGACGCTGCATACATTAAGGCCAACGCAAAAGTTTTGCAGACTGCGTTTCAGATGGCTACATCTGGTAAGAATACTGCCGCGACAATATTTTGGTTGAAATGTCGGATGGGTTGGAGTGCTAAATCAAAAGGCACTAAGAACGAATCAACAGGGAGCGATGGCCCGGAAATACAGAACTCTCGCGCCGAAAGTCTTCTTGAGGAAATCGATAAAAGGCTCTCTGAAGTCGATGGATTCGACCCCGAAACGGGTAAGGTGGTCAATATTCGATGATCGAATTATTAACGCAATCCGAGTACGCGGAACGGGTTGGGGTGTCGCGACAGTACATTCAGAAGCTGGTTAAAAGCGGCAAGATTATGCTGGTCGACGGAAGAGTTGATGTATCTCAAGCGGATTCCTCAATTGAGTCGACTCGCCAGCCCCATCAACCTAGTAAGGTGTCTGAATCCCTAACTTCAATCCATAAGGGCGACGTCGATATTGATGGCATGAGTGTTAAGGAGCTTATGCGCCTTCGTAGCGAGCTTTCCGGTGAAAACCCTGCGGAATCTTCAAAGCCCGAGCAGCTTCTCTCGGCGCGAGTTCATCATTACCAGCAAAAGGCGCGCATCGCGCAGATGGAGGCCGACAAGAAAGAGGGCCTTCTCGTCTCAGCCGAAGCCGCCGAGCGCACATGGTTCACCACCGCACGCCAGACCCGTGATAAGCTTATGAGCATCCCCGACCGCAAGGCTGCGGAATTTGCGGGTATGAAAAACGAGCATGAGATTCACAAAGATCTCTCCAACGAAATCCGGATTGCGCTGGCCGACGTCGTAAAGGGCATTCAGGAGGAAATTAAACAGGAATGACGACGGCACTTTTACAGGCGTTTTGCGAGGGTTTCGAGCCAGATCCAGACCTCAATGTTTCCGAGTGGGCGGATAAATATAGGGTTTTGAGTGCAGACGGTGCCGCGGAGGCCGGGCAATACCGGACGGATCGAACGCCGTTCTTGCGCGAAATTATGGAGGTCATGTCGCCGCAGCACCCGGCTACCGACATTACGGTTATGAAGGGGACGCAACTCGGAGTTACCGAAATTGGTAACAACCTGTGCGGGTTTCATATCCACATGGTGCCGTGTCCGATCTTGATGGTGTTTCCGAAACAAGGGGTTATGGGGGACGCTTCAAAACAGCGAATTGACCCGATGATCAACAACTGCCCGGAGTTGGCCGGTCTGGTCAGCCCCAATAACGTTGAGACTAAACAATTTCCAGGAGGTGTTCTATTTCTTCGGTCGGCACGGTCCACGTCGGACCTAAAATCGATGCCGATTCGAGTCGTTATTTTCGACGAGATTGATGAGTACCCCCTCGACGTAAACGACCAGGGCGATCCGATCGGGCTGGGTATGCGGCGCGCTTCGACATACGGCAACCGCAAAAAGATTGTTAAATTCTCAACGCCCACCGTCGAGGGGCGAAGCCGGGTTGATTCTTCATTCCAGCTTACCGACCAGCGCTATTATTTCGTCCCGTGTCCGCACTGCGCGCACGAGCAAACGCTGAAATGGTCGGGCATTAAATGGGAAAAGGATTCGGACGGCAAAGCGCTCCCGGAAACCGCTCATTATGAATGCGAGGGATGCGAGAAAGAAATTCAGGAGTTCGCAAAGACCGACATGCTTCGGGCCGGCCGCTGGATTGCGACGAACCCGGACGCCCGCGAGGGCGTGGTTGGATTTCATATCAGTTCGCTGTACTCTCCATATGGGTGGAAGTCCTGGGAAGAAATTGTCAGCGAGTTTCTCGATGCCAAAGACGACCCGAATAAACTTAAGGAGTGGATAAATTCCGTTCTCGGCGAGACCTGGAAGGCGCGCGGCGACCGCCCTGATTGGACACGCATAAAAGAGCGCGCTGAGGATTACAAAACAAGCATCGTCCAGTCCGGAGCATTGCTTTTAACGTGCGGCGTCGACGTCCAGAAAGACCGCCTCGAAGCCGAGGTCGTCGGATGGGGCCCTTCGCTCGAATCATGGTCTGTTGAGCACATCGTTATCCAAGGCGACGTTTGGGACGATGGGCCGGAAGGTCCGTGGCCAAAACTCAGCAAGATGCTAGACCAAAAATGGGAACACACCGATGGCGGCGAGATGGGATTGACGCTCACCGCCGTTGACACGGGTTACGCCACAAGCCAGGTTTATGACTGGTCTCGAACCGTGTCGGCGAAGAAGGTCATGCTGATCAAGGGCAAGACGGGCGTGGATCGAATGGTCGGCTACTTGTCGAAAGGAAAAGCGTCGGGCTCGGGTGTTCCGCTGTGGATCGTCGGCGTTGACCACGCAAAAAGTTGGATTTATGGAAAGCTCGAACTTCAACCCTACTACGATGAAGAGAGCGGCGAGATCTCGGGATACCCCGACGGGTATATGCACTATCCGCAGTACACGCCGGAATTCTTCAAGCAGTTATCGGCCGAAAAGCAGGTCATGCAGACCGACTCAAAAGGCTATCAGAAGCTCGCCTGGACGAAGGAATATGAGAGAAACGAGGCGCTCGACCTTCGGGTTTACGCCCGCATATCTGCTGAGCACCTGCGGGTCGGTCAGCTCAAGACGGACCAGTGGGAAGTTCTCAAAAAGACACTGAAGAAATCAGAGCACTCACAATCACGAAGTGAAGCATCTGCCAACGATACCAAGGCCGGCGCCAGACCCCGCAGGCCCAGCACATACTGGTGATACCCATGACGACAGACGCTGAAAAATTAGAAGCTCTCCAGGATGCTTACGATTCGGGCGTCCTGCGGGCGACCTACGGCGATTACTCGTTTGAACACCGATCGCTTGACGATATGGAGCGCGTCATTCGCCGCCTCGAAGCGCGCATCAGCGGGGTCAAAAATCCCGGCAAGAGCCGCCGTTTTGCAAGCTTTTCAAAGGGTCTCAAATAAGTGGGAATCTCGAACAAAATAAAAACACGCGCACTCGCCGTCGTCCGAAAGGTCGGCGAAGCGATGGCGGGTTATGAAGGTGCGAGTCGGGGGCGTCGTACTGACGGGTGGACCACCGTCAGCGGAAATTCCGCGAACACCGAGATCCAGGACGCGCTTACACTGATCCGCAACAGATCTCGCGATATGTGCCGAAACACGGGGATTGGCGCCCGCGCAAAAAACCTGATTAAAAACAACATCGCGGGGTCGGGCATCCGCCCGGATTCCGATAATCAAGATCTTGAAGAATTGGTCCTCGAATGGGGAAAGCGAAAGCACTGTGACGCCGATGAGATCCACTCGCTATATGGGCTACAGGGGCTCATCGCCGGCACTATCTTTGAGTCTGGCGAAGTCCTCGTGCTCCGCGAGTGGCGCGGTATTTCGGATGGTTCGCCCATCCCAGTGCGGATCCGGGTTTTAGAGCCGGATTACATGGACCATCACCACCGTGAAACGCTCGAAAACGGCCACGAGATCGTCCAGGGCGTGGAGTTTGACCGGTTCGGGCGGCGTGTCGCATACTGGTTATTTGAGACACACCCCGGAGATGCCCTCTCAAACTACTCATATCCGAAGCGCCGCCGCGTCCCGGACGAAGATTGCCTGCATCTTTTCGATCAGCTCCGCCCCGGGCAAGTGCGCGGTGTCCCGTGGCTTGCGCCGGTTCTGCTAAAAGCACGCGGTCTCGACGAGTACGAAGACGCGCAACTCACGCGTCAGAAAATCGCGGCGTGCTACTCGGCATTTGTGAGAAAGAATCCTGAAAACATGTGGTCCCCCACCGAAGACGCCACCGAATCAGACCGCCCGGTCGGCGAGCGATTGGAGCCGGGCATCATCGAGATTCTGGAGCCTGGCGAGGATGTCACTTTCGGAAAGCCTCCGAGCATCGAGGGGTTTCGGGAATTCACGAGTGTCACGCTTCACGAGATCGCCGCCGGAATAGGCGTCACCTACGAGGGCCTGACAGGCGACTACTCCCAGGTGAACTACAGCTCGGCTCAGATGGGCCACCACGAGATGACCAGACAGATCCAGACGTGGCAAAATCATATTATTCTCGTGCAACTGCTCTACCCGCTCTCCACCTGGCTCGTCCGCGCGGCCACCATCCTGGGTGTCGCTAAACCCGGGGATGATATCGAGTGGACGTTTCCTGTGCGCCCGCCCGTCGATCCCATCAAAGCGGAAAAGGCGTCGAACCTCAGACTTCGCGCGGGCAGAAACTCGCTCGAAGACGAAATCAGAAAAAGCGGTCGCGACTTCGAGGACGTCCTAAACGAGATCGAGCACAGCAACGCGGAGTTGGATAAACGAGGTATTATTCTCGACTCGGATCCGCGATACCAGAACTTCAACGGAACCCCCCGCACTTCCGGAGACGGCGGTACGGGCGCGCATTTATCGTTTGACCCGTATGCCATATTGGATGATGATAACTCAAATGAGGGCGAAGAATGAGACTCAAAATTAACCTGTTCGGCCCGATTGGCTATTGGTGGAAGGAAACCGACCACAAGTCGATCGCCTCACAACTCGACGGCCTCGGAGTAAACGACACCGTTGAGCTGCACATCAACAGCGTCGGAGGATCCCTGTTCGACGGCGTTGGGATCTACAACTCGCTCAAGCAGTTTTCCGGCAAGGTGGTCGTCTACGTCGACGCGCTCGCAGCTTCGGCCGCGTCCATTATCGCGCTCGCTGGCGACGAGATCATCATGGGCGAAGGGTCGGTGATGATGATCCATAACCCGTGGCTTGTCACGATGGCCGACGCTGATGGGCACCGCAAAAACGCGGACATTCTCGACCTGCTTAGTGCCGCGATGGTGGGCATCTACAAAGCCGCCACCGGAAAAGGGGAGGATGAGATCAAGCAAATGCTCGCCGATGAGACCTATATGACAGCTGAGGAAGCCGTTAAACACGGCTTCGCGACGCGCGTCGACGGGCGCATTGATGAAGATTCAGTCGCCGCGCTCGCACAATTTAATATGGACACAAGCCCACAAGTCCCCGCATGGCTGCGGGATAAGGTGGTTGCCGCTGTGAGAAATCGCACCCCGGCACCGCAAAATAACACTCAGGCAACCCCGAAAGGAGCCAACATGACCGGCAAGAAAAAGAAAAAAGACGCATCGACCCCATCCGCCGCTGAGCCCGCTGAGGCCGTTGTTGACACGGAGCAAGTCGAATCCGCCGCGCGCATGGCAGGCGAGACCGCCGAACGCAAACGCCAGCATGATATTCGCGCCGCCGTGAGCGCCGCGCGACTTGATGGTGATTTCGTCGACGCGCTCATCACTGACGGGGTGACCCTCGCCGCCGCAAGCGCAAGCATCTTTGCGGAACTCGCGAAGTCCGGACCCGCGCCGACCCAAAACGCGACGCCCACCGGAAGCGGCATCACGGTCGGCGAGACCTCCGGGGAGAAGTTTGGTGAAGGTGTTCAGAATATGCTGCTCGCAAAAGCGGGTGTCGAGGAGTTCGAGCCTGAGAATAATTTCAACGGCTACACGATGCTCGAGATCTGCCGTATGTCGCTGGATCGCCGTGGCGTGAGAACGCGTGGCATGAGCAAAATGGATATCGTCGGAAAAGCATTCACCATGCCGCAGGCTGCGGGCGGACACACGACCGACGATTTCACCACGATCCTGTCGGGCGCCGCGACAAAGTCGGTGATGAAAGCCTACACTGAGGCCGAAGAAACCTTCGGCGAGTGGACCTATAAGGGCATTCTTGGCGACTTCAAAATCAACAGCCGCGTCGATCTCGACGCATTTCCGAGTCTCCCCAAGGTCTCCGAGGGCGCGGAGTTCCACAACGCGACCATCGGCGAGCGCAAAGAGCAGATCCAACTCGCGACGTACGGCGAGATCTTCCCGATTTCCCGCCAGGCCATCATCAACGATGATTTGAATTTGTTTAGTCGATTGCCGAAAAAGATGGGCCGCGCGGCCAAGCGAACCGTCGGTGATCTCGTATACGCCGTTTTGACGGGCAACCCAAAAATGGCGGACGGCACGGCACTTTTCCACGCGAGTCACGGCAACCTCACGAGCAAATCGCTCACTGTCGATAATCTCGTCGCGGCTGAAGTCGCGATGGCGGCTCAGTCGGATCCCACTTCTAAGAGAAGTCTCGGAATCAGCCCCGCATTCATTCTTACGCCCATCGCGCTGAAGCGAGCGGCGATAGCGCTGGTCGCGGGAGAATTCGAGCCGGGCACCGACGACCCCAATCCGATCCGGGATATTGCGAAAGTCATCGGCGAGCATCGTCTCGACGACGCGAGCGCCAAAAATTGGTATATGACCGCATCCCCCCAGCAGTATGACACCGTCGAGATTGGATATCTCGACGGTAACGAGATGCCGCGCGTTGAGCGCCAGGAAAACTGGACCACTGACGGTGTGAGTTTCAAGGTCGCCATCGACGCCACCGCCGCACCGATGGACTACCGCTCGATGCGCAAAGACACGCCCGCCTAATCAATCGGGCGTCGTCTGAAAAGTCGGCGCCCATTCATCACGATCACTCACGCCCAGGCAATCGCCGGGTTCATCTTGAAGAGGATTACATCATGTCGAAAAACAGCACACAGAAAGGCGACGTCGTCACGCTCCTGGCCCCCACTGGTGGCGTTTTGAGCGGTGAGGCCGTTCTCATCAACGGTCTTTTCGGTGTCGCCCAGACAGATGGCGACGAAGATGAGTTGACCCCGTTCGCGGTGGCGGGCGGC